TGCTGGTACGGGTGTCGGCAAGTCTTTATTCATGTGCCATATGGCTAGCTCCGTCTTGCTCCAAGGACGGAACGTTTTATACATTACATTGGAAATGGCAGAGGAGAAAATTGCTGAGCGAATTGATGCCAACCTTCTTAACATCAACATCCAAGAAATAGCAGATCTTCCTAAGATGATGTTTGATAGTAAAGTCAGTAGTCTTGCAAAGAAGACTCAGGGGACTTTGATTATCAAAGAATATCCTACAGCATCAGCACACTCAGGACATTTCAAATCGTTACTAAGTGAGTTAGCACTGAAAAAATCTTTCAGACCTGATATAATATTCATAGACTACCTTAATATATGTGCTTCTTCCAGGTATCGTGGTAACCTTTCAGTCAATTCTTACTCGTATATTAAAGCAATCGCTGAAGAATTGCGTGGATTGGCGGTGGAGTCCAACGTTCCAATTGTCTCGGCTACTCAAACTACTCGTTCTGGGTTCGGTAGCAGTGATGTTGAGCTTACAGACACAAGTGAGTCCTTTGGTCTTCCTGCTACTGCTGACCTTATGTTTGCCCTCATCTCTACGGAAGAATTAGAAGAGTTGGGACAAATTATGGTGAAGCAATTAAAGAATAGATATAATGATCCTACAATATTCAAGAGATTTGTTGTGGGAATTGATCGTGCAAAGATGAGATTATATGATTGTGAGCAAGGAGCCCAAGCAGATATTGTTGACAGTGGGCAAGAAGAAGAGTATACTTCTGAAGAAAGAAAAGTTAAAAAATCCTTTGATGGATTCAAATTCTAATATGACCAAGAAAGAGTTTAAAGCCACAGATAAGAAAGGACGAAAAACAACTTGGGAATGGGAGGAGACTCCTGAGGTTAGAGCAGCATTAGAAAGGTTGCATACAGATATTAAAACCAGAATTGAGGAAGAAAAGAATGACAGTTGATTATGTAAAGTATACTGAATTTGTTAATGCTGTTACTAGTAAAGAGTCAAAGGAGTATATTGAATTTAATAAGAGATGTTTTGAATTAAATTCAGATGTAGATATTCAACGTCTTTTGACTGCTGCTCTTGGTATTTGTGCTGAAGGTGGTGAGTTTACTGAAGTGGCGAAGAAGATTGTTTTTCAAGGTAAACCAGTTAATGAAGAGAATGTTTTTCATATGAAGCGTGAGTTGGGAGATATTTGTTGGTATCTTGCTCAGGCATGTATGGCACTTGACACAACATTTGATGAAGTTATTGAGATGAATGTGGAGAAGTTAAAGGCTAGATATCCTGGTGGGGAATTTGATGTACATTATTCTGAGAATAGAAAAGAAGGAGATTTGTGAGGTCTTTGTTAATATTATTAATTAGTATAGGTTTAATTGGTGTCCCTGTATATTCCCAATCTAGAGATAAAGATTGTGTAATGCATATGGAATGTAAGAGGGGTAATAAGATTGTTCAATCATGGAAAGACTTAGGAAGAGATTATCGGAGATGGCGTAATGAATTAACAAGATTTTTCACAGCTGCAGATAAATTAGGAATTAAATTGTATATTTCTAAGGCAAAGCACTTTGGAAAAGATAATCAAGGGTCTTATAATGTTGTTTATAACAACATCTATCTTAATGAAGATATTATTAAACACCCTCAAGGAACTGTAGGAGTTATTAGACATGAAATATGGCACGCTGTTCAGGATTGTGCAGCAGGAGGACTATCTAATACATTTAGTAAATCTATTTTTTCTCCAGATGAACTTCCTCTATGGGTTAAAACCACAGCTAATGACCTATATAAGCATACTTCTGATAAAACTAAGGAAGAGGAAGCCGAAGCCATTTACATATCAACCCAGAGGTATGACGCTGTAGAATCTTTAGAAGAATGCGCTACAAACGAGGTAAAATCATGAAGAAATTAATTTCACTATTACTTTTATTGCCAGTCGGATGTACTCCTGCTGTAGCAGCAGAAGTATGGGAATCAGATTATCAACGAGGATATAGTAAGACTCGTACTTGTTATAAGAGTGTGTATAAAGAAGAGTATGTACCTGGCACAGAGTTTGATCCTGGATATGTAAAGTCTAGCAAGGAAACAATTGAGGTTCCTTGTGGTGATGATGTTGCAGGTAGTAAGGTTATTCGCAGTACTGTAGTAGAATATGATACCAATGATTGTTCTGATGGAACTATTGCTGGTGCATTGTTAGGTGGTGGTTTAGCAGGATTTGGTTCACGTGGTAAGGATAGATGGTGGGCAATTCCTTCTGGCATCATTGGTGGTGCAATGGTTGGGTGTCAAATGGATGGGGGTTAACAAAATCAAATTAACGGATATACTATAATAAAAAGATGACTAAACAGGATTTTATTTATTGTGAGAAAGGTGCTTTATCTAAAGATTCTTGTAAGAACTTTATAACTTTTTTTGATAACAATAAGAGTAAGGCTTCTCCTGGATCGTATACTAGTGGTGTAGGTTATATTAATAATTTAGAACTTTCTTTAGATATTGGGGATAGGGGTGAACTTCATGAATCTATTAAGAAAGCAATTTATAATTATAAAACAAGATATCCTTTAGTTGATAAATTTATTGCTCCTTGGCAAGTTGAACATATATGTCAATTAATGAGGTATGATCCAAATAAGTATTATGATAAAATACATTGTGAAAATGATTGTTATAACCGTCCTTCAGTTGAAAGAGTTTTTGGTTGGATGATCTATCTTAATGATATAAGGAGAGGTGGCGGAACAGAATTCATCCATCAGAGGGTTACTGCTAAACCCAGAGCAGGAGATTTTTACATATGGCCAGCTGGATGGACTCATATGCATAGAGGAGTTAATGCTCCAAAAGAAGTTAAATACATCATAACTGGGTGGTGTAGTTTTAATCCTAAAGTATTAACAAAAATAAATGCCTAATAGGGTGTTAGTTGATAAATAATTATGTTGAATTCCTAACATAATTATGACTAATATCTTAAAAGAGTATGATAATACTCATGAGGCAATGGATGATTATTTTGAATGCTTGGTAGAATGTGATGAGACAGAACATGAGCAATCCTGCAGACAGGTATGTAAGGTACATTTAGAGGTTGACGACAATATAAATATAAAAAGATAAAGCTTAGTTGTATAAAAATGAACCCTTCAGAGATGAATAGTATTCTGCAAGCCTATACCGCTGTGCATAGTACCGATGTTAAAGAAGAACTAGATTCTAATCGTGATCAGATCAGTGAGATGAGATTAACTCAATTCACAGATAAAGATCTGTATGAAGTGGCAGAAGAGATTTTGGAAGGTATCTTTACTGAAGGATTTTCTGTTGCTAGAGCACAAGATATTGTTGAGTCTATCTTTGTTACCTCAGATATTCCTGGAAGACAGCAGAAAATTGAAAGACTGCAGGAAGCATTTGCAACTGTTCTTTCTAAGGTAAAAGAGAAGTCTGCAAGGACTGCTATTGAATCATTTGGTGAGTATCGTAGAGCTAAGAGTATTGGTGAAGCATGGGTTAATAAGTTTGACCATGATAAGGGTAATATCAGACTTCATGATAGTTTAATAGCACAGGATAGATTGGTTATTAAAACTGGTCTTCTCCAGATGATTGAAAAGGCAAAGGCAGAATCACCTGCTGCTGAAGAAGAGAAGTTAAAGAAGGATGATGATCTCTTTGGATCTCCTAATAAGAAAGGGAAAAAAAAGTCTAAAGGAGAGGATGTAGAGGAAGAGACTGCACTTGAGGAGAAGGATACCTATGATCAGGTAGCAGCAGTTATTGATATGTACAGGTCCAAGAAAGGATCTGATGAAGCAAATAGACTTACTAGACAAGGTAAGACTGGAGCTGCCAAGAAAGAGCGTGATTATGCTGCTTTTGAACGTCAAAAGATGAAGAGAGATGCTCAGAGATCAGGTCATCCTTGGGAACATGCTAAGGGATCTACTACTGAGAAAGAAGGCAAGAAGAGTGAGAAGACAAAGCATGTTCGTGATCCCCAATACAATTCTTATGAACCAGAAG